GCGCCTAGATTGTTCTAAGCGCTAATAGTATTGTACATCTGTTTTAGACATGACATCTGACAGTTTTTGACCGTCAATATCTAAATTTACTAAGTCATCAAGAGAGGTAACCGCATACGTTTTAGCTCCTATAGAGACCTGTATATCTGTTGTAGAATTAGGTAAGATAGCACAATCTTGCCCTTTGTAGACAAAAGAGGCGTCCCATCCGTTATCATATAATGCTTGTAAATCTTCTAGTATCGCCATAATATATCTAGGTTCTCCTCTCTTTCATTGTTTGTTAGTTCTCTAGTCGTTCTGCTGACAAACTTGCCGTCATCATCAAACACATAGTCATGAACATGCTCACCTTTTTTCCCGTAAGGATGTTTATCTGGTTGCTTATGATTAGTGAAATGTATATCTTTTGCTTTGTAGCCCCTATCATCATAATAGGTTCTACCAAGTACATCTCCATTTGTTGCGTTGTGTTGGACTACACTATTTGGCTCTCCAGTCTTTCGTGGAGGCGTATGCCCTACTGTAACCCCTGATACACTTACTATTTTACCACTTTTCACAGCTTTATCAAGTTCTGCACGCTTAGTAGCAAGCTCTCTAGCTTTCTTTTGTTCTTCTCTAAGCCTGACCTCTTTCTTTGCTTGAGAAAATGGGTCATCATAATATTTCTCTCTAGCATAATCTCTGTGTAGGTAAGGGTGTTGACTCAAAAAACCTCTCATAGCTCCTTGTTTCATCCTAACCTTACTCTTATACTTAGATATTAGCTCACTGTCTCCTAGTTTTTCTGCTACATGCAAAAACTCCTTAGACTTCCTGATAGACCTCTCTAGGGCTCTCTGCTTAGCCTGTACATTTGCATTTGCTATAGCCTCCTCAGGTGTTAGGTCTTTCAAATGGTCAGGCAAATCAGGCTTGTAGTTGACCCCTGGGATGTATGGTGTCATCTCATGAGTACAATTTATGCCCTGACAGCCAGCAGGATGACCGTAGCCATAATCAGCTAAAGCTAATACACGCTCTCCATTTACTTCTCTAGCAACTCCAGTAGTTACTATCTGATGTTGTAAAGGAGCACACATCTCTCTTGCTGTGGCCTTTTTGTGGTAGTAAAAGGTATCTATACCCAACTCCTCAGCTGGAGCCATTCTGACCTCACGATAGACCCTCCAAGCTGTTGACTTGATGACCTGTCTAGCATAAGTATCAGCTTTCCACCTCTTGCCTTGGCTATCGGTAAATCCGTAAAAACCCTTTTCAGCCCACTTCATGACTGTATCAGAGATAGCTTTATCTGATGTAGTTAAGCCAGTTACAACTTTTGCTACACTCTCCTCAACAATAGACTGATAGACCTTTCTGACACTCAGTGGCAGGGTGGTATTGATGAGGTTATCTATGTCTCCCATGGTCTGATTGACATAAGCAGCTAGATTGGTCTGGATGAGTGAGTTATCAGTAAAATCCCCACCCATAGACTCCAGTAGTTGCTCTTTTGTGTCCTTGTAGACCTTATAGCCCTCATTTTGTATGACATACCTGAGCTGTTCCTCAGCAATTCCTGAGCGTTCTGAGATAAGGCTGACATTATCATCATTAAGCAAGCCCATCTCATTCATTTTCTCAAGTTGCCAGATATAAGGGTTATCATTAAGACTAGCAGAGCCACGCTCTTTGATACGGTCTATTACTTGGTCAAAAAGGTCAAGAGTTAGCTGATGGTAAATGTCAGCAACTCTACTAGCGTCAAGCATGAGTTGCTCATCATTTAGCTTGATTGGTTTCTTTTTGACATCAGCCATCTAATCACTCTCCATAAGTTGAGACATCCTCAGGGCTACGCTCATCATTTACATCATCAATGACATTGCCATCAATCTCAGCCTTAATCTTTTTGGCTTTTTCAGGTGTCACGTTGAGCACTTTTTCGATAGCCATTGTATTAGTACCAAAACCAGCATTGACTACTTTTATCCAATAATCAAGCTCAGCATTTCTGTCTGTAAAAACTCCATCATCAAGGTTAATGCTGATTTTATCCATCTCAGGGATTTCACCTGAGTATAGTTTATAAGCCTTGGCGAGCTCTAGCATTGAGATTATGAGCTCTCTCAAAGACTGCTCTACTAAGCTCACGATACTATTTCTCATTTGATATGTGTCAGAGTTCTCAGAAACTATCTCTGTAGCTGTTTTCATTGACTTACCGTCAAAGCTAAACATGCCAGCTGATACGCCTATCTGCATTTCAAAAAGCGCCAAGCCCTCGTTAATAGCCTTGATGTAGTCATCTGACCTGATTGGTGTAGTAAGGTCTGTGATACCTATGCCCTTATCAATGTCACCAGAGTCAAATTGCTCATAGACATTGTGGCCAGCCTCAAATTCACGCTTGACCACGACATTCTCGCCATCTTGATTGTATTCTGCTTTAATCATCTGAGTAGGCACGGCCACTCTACGCTGACCCATCTTGACCTCCCACATAAATTCATCATAGGTGGTATTAAGAAAGTCTATTGTAGTTTTAGCATTGTCAAAGATAGAAAGTCCTAAAGGACTGTTGATGTCTTTATTGTTCATGCCTGGAGGTTTTAGGTAAGTGAATAGTGGACGGCTCAAGCCATTTAGCTCCACCACTTCCTCTAAATCCTCATAAATCTCTGATAGTGGCACTCTTGAGCCTACTGCATGCTTATTATCAGACTTGTATAATTCATTAGTTACTGTGTACTTATCATTTGACCACTCATGAAATTCAATCAGCGTGTAATATATCTGCTTGTTACCATCAGATTTGATAGTCTTTGTCACGATTGCTGCACTAGACACATCCTGAGTGTTTGACTGCAATGGCAAAAAAACAGGTGCTTGAATAAATGACACTCTTACACGCTCACCATCCACATAAGGCCTCATAGCAAGGCCACCAAGAGCTAAACAGCTCTCAAGGTATCGCTCGAAGTTCTTGGTAAATCGGTCATCTTGTAGCTGTTGTTGGATAAACTTATTAGCTTGCTCATTATCTACTTTAATTTCAGCCTGTTCATTAAATACAAGGCTTGCAATTTTCTTAGCAGCAGTACGGCCAATAGGTAAATGGTTGAAATCTCTTTTATTTTTAGCCCCATTACTGTCTCTATACTCTACTTGAGGGTAATGGCCTGAAAAATACTTAATATTTTCCCTAATACGGTCATATTCTGCTGATGACACTGCTATTTTCGGATGGTCAGTGATGTATGTTAGGTTTTGAGTAGTCATCACATATTTACTCCTTTTAAAAATATCTTTAATTGTTTGGACTATTCCCATTACTAGCTCCTTTAGGCTTTTAGATTTAACTCTCTAGCGTTGTCTAGGACAAAATACTTGAAACCATCCACTGTGTGGTCATCTTCCTTGATGACTTTGGGGTCATCTGTATTGATGGTCTTGTCATCATATCGGTACATCTTATGCTCCTCAATGAATACCCTGTTATTTTCAGTATTAAGGTAATAAAAACGCCCCTCAGCTAATAAACTGATAACCATATCAATCATAGTCTGATTTTTCTTTTTAGCTACTGGGTGCCAGCGTTCTCCATAATCTCTGAAATATTGGTTTCTCAAAGCTCCCTCTGCACTATCTATAGTCATTTTTAATTTAGGCACTCTGTAAGTCCTCATGATATCATCTATAAAATCATGTATCATCACAGAGAGTTCACTGGGGGCTTTCTTGATGGTCTTGCCAGCTGGACTATAGTAAAAAGTATCTAATAGGATAACCTTACCCTTAGCTGTGAGCCCATAAGCTCCACAGGTTGTTGCTGACTGCTGGTGTCCAGTGTCCATAGCAAATGATATGCCTATTAGCTTATCATCAGTAGGGAGGCTCTCTAGTGGTTTAAAATAACTCATATTATAAACATGATTACCAAGACCGATAACCTCACCTAAATACATCCACCTGTAATAGTCAGGGTCAGTCTCTTTATAGCGCTCTATCTTCTCAATCATTTGCCTAGACAAAAAGCCTAGTCTATCATCAAGGTAGGTGCTATGATGTATCATGTAAGTAGGGTCACTAGCTTTTTCAGCAACCCACTCATTTATCCAGTCATAGGGATTGCGTGGAGGGTTGTAAGTGAAATAGACTTTGACCTCTTTACCGTTTGGCAATTCTTGACGGATGAAAGTATCCTCAACTATGTCAATATCCTCACGGCCAGCAAACTCAGCAAGCTCCTCAAACCATACAGCCATTACATAGCCTTTGGCTATCTTTTGTGACTTGAGTTTCATAGGGTCATCAACCCCATAAAAATAAAAGGCTGTACCCGTCTTAATATGAGTTATCTGTAAGGGAGATTTCCCAAACTTAAACTGGTTAGCTAAGCCCATCTCATAGATAGCCCATCTAATCTGCTCATATACTGACATTCTCAAGTACTTGCCTACTTTGCGTAAGACTACTACATTCCCATTAGGGTCATTGATAAAGTCATTGACAAGGTCAATAGAGACAACTGATGACTTAGTAGAGGCACGGCCACCCTTGAGCACTACATGGCTCTTAGTCGTATATAGGACATCATCAAATACTGGGTTAATCAGTTTGGCTAGGTTTAGTGTTACCATTGTACTCACTCCTATCAAATGTAAATCCAGTTATGACTGTATCATCCTCATCATTAGAGCCTAACTGTGACTTGAGGTTATCAATTCTTAAACGTTGTTCCTCTGTAACAAGTGGAGAACGTGTAAGCTCGTCATAAGTCTTAATCATGCCTCTAAGCTCAGCCTGAGCTCTTGCTATCGCTGTGATGGCTCTGCTTTGCTTATCCCATGATGTATGATGTTCATATCCTACACCGCCTTTAGCTGTGCTAGTTACAAGACTAGTAGTGTCCTTAATGTCTTGCACATGCAAAATACGTTGAGCATGTAATAAAGTTGCATAAGTCAGCGTGATATTTTCCCACAGGATGTCTATAGGTTGTTTATCTGAAATCTCTTGAGCTATCTCATATACCTCTTGAGGGAGATACTTAGCAAATAAACCATGTTTGACAGCGTTGTTATTCCCTTTAGGTGCTCCATGCCCTAGAGCGTTTTTGCTACCCTTGGGAGCGCCTCTTGGTTTTTTGGAGCGTTCCTTATTTTTCTTTTGGAACGTTCCTTTTATTTTAGGTTCCCATTTGTCTTTACTTTTCCAACCTCGGACAGTGCCAGCTGAAACACCCAAACGCTCAGCAATCTCAATCAGTTCAATGTTGCCATTGTTCTCTGAATAGATTTCAAATGCTTTGTCTCGGTTGGGGTCTCTTGCTCTACCCAAGCCTAAACCTCCTGCTGTTTATTTGTTTTGAAATATAAAAAAGCCACTCAATGAGTGACTGTATGCGGTAAGTGGGTGCCTCCCCCACAAGAGCCTTTATATAGCGCTACTTTATCTCTTTCCTACAGGTTAATCAGCCTAAATCTAATTACCGCTCTGTACCCCTATTGTGATAGCTACTCACAGAGATACAATTAGAATGACAGGAATTGAACCTGCATACGTTTCAGACCCTTTATAGTCATATCGCTCCACCGTTGAGCTACATTCTAACTGCAAAGCGACTACTACCCTGCAACTGATAGATATTACATTTGTTTTTTTATTTTCGTAGTCATTAAGATAGTGCCTGGAATTGAACCAGAGGCAAACCGTAGGAGCAACATTTTTAGAGGTTTACCGTAACCTTTACCACTACCATAAGAGGCCGTAGCCTCTCAAAACATAAGGAGATAATATCAAACCTTTTCAGCATTTGACACTATCATTTTATCAGATTTTAAAAACTGTGCTAACAATTTTTAGCCTTATTAGTCCGATTTAGTCCGATTTAGTAAATCATTTAACTCACTAATAGCTAAGCCTCTCCATGTATAGAATGTAGTCCTACTGATTTCCATCTTGTCACAGATGTCATCTACATACATCTTATTGATGTATGTCATCCTTAATACTGTCCTATACTTTGGATTTGATAGCTTATTGATTAGCCTGCTCAGTTCTAGCTTTCTGTCTATGATTTCTTTAACATCACGCTCTATCTCTTGTTTCATAGTAATAAGTTGAGCATATACATCATCAATCTTTCTAACTTGACCACTTTGGACTTTTACATCAGTCCACTTAGGGCTTGATAGTAGGCCAGCCTCAAGCTCATTGATTTCATCTATACGGCTTTGGATGTCCATGTCCAAGCTCTGTAACTCTGTCAAGAGTTCTTTAGCTTTGCTCACTCTCTACCTCTCTTTTAGTTTACATTATTCAAAATTTTTATAGTTTTATCATAGCTTAGATTTACTTTAGCTCTTTGTTCTTCATAGTCCAATCCGAAAATTTTTGGGAGTCTGAAATAAATGATTGTAGTATTGTCATGTTGTTTAACAACTGAGTAAATGTGTTTTAGTAAGTCTTTTCTTAATGAAATATTAGGAAATACTACAAGCTCTAGATTATCTTCTTTGATTGGTTTCTCTTTATTAGTTCCTGAATACGGATATTTTTTAGGTTTCATTTTCCTGCCTCCTCTGCCATACACTGCAACCATACAAGACTCTCATATAAATCCCTTGCATGGCTCTTGATATTTCCTAGCTCATAGCTGTCTAGCTTATCTGAGTTGTTTATAATCTCAATTTTTAAATTATTGATAGCTAAAATAAAATCTTTCATTCTTCCACCTCCTCAACTTCAATACCTGGGCAATTGAATACCCAGCTAAAGCCTGCATCTTCTAATTCTTTGCGGGTGTGTTCTGCTCTATAAAATTCAAATTCTATTTTCCCTCCTACAAACCAAGTCTTATCATATTTGTCATATTTCAAAATAATATACCTATGGTTAAAACCTTTAAACCTCACCCGATACCGCTTTTCTTTCTCGACCTCGTAGCCGTCAAGCCACGCACGGGCAAAGAGTTCTTGATTTTCCGACCATTGCAACCACTTTTTTACATCATCATCTTTTTCAAAAACACGCATCGCTCCAAATAGAGAACGCCCTATATTTTTTGAAAGTTTGAGCCAATCCGCCACAAACTGCGGTACTACGACATTCTGTGGTTCAATTGATTTATAGATAAAATTCTCATCTATACTCACGATTTCTCCACTTGCTACTTGAATTTTCTTTTCCCTAGTTCCATCTGTTCCTGATAGAAATCCAACTACATATCCCTCAATATAAACTTTCTCATCTTTCATTCCTCTACCTCCTTACTCCTCTCCTATCATGATATTTAGAGGGACGCCAAAGAAACTAGCCACATCCTCCACTTTGTATAAATTGGGCTTTTTCTTCTTATTCTCCCAACATGAGATACTTGACTCTGAATAACCCAATTTATATGCCAGGTCACTGATTGTCAAACCCATATCTAGTCGTTTCTGTCTGAGCATAAAAGCAAAACGCTCACGCTGTTTTTCTGTCAGCTGTTTTTTATAGTCCATCTACATCACCTCTCAAATCTTGCTCTTTGACATAAGAACCATTGACCATTTTACCTTTTCGGTTCTTAATTTCATCCCATGCCATTTGAAAACAATCAGAGATAGACCAGCCTTTTTGTTGACAATAGATGGTTAACACTACCAAAATATCTCCTACAGCGTCCATGCCCTCGTTCTCACGATTTTTGAGATGTGCCTGGGCTAATTCTCCAGCCTCCTCAAATAATTTTAATGCTTGAGCTGTGCTATTGTCTGAGTTATCTAACCCTCTTTCTTTAGCCCAGTTCTCAACTCTATTTACTAATAACTCCATATTAGTTGCCATTTTTTGCTCCTTTATTTCAAATATGTAGGCATGTCATCACCTACTCTGATACTCTCATATTGTTCCTTTGTCACTAAAAATTTTCCATAAGAGGGCACTGTGACAGTGTAGCGCCCCTCTATGATTTCTTTATCACTGATTTTCCCATGTATTCCTGAGCCAGCATTATCAACCTTATAAATGATTATAGGCTGTTTATTGGTTGCAGGTTGTTTGTTTAATGGTTCTATATTGCCTAAAATAAGCCCAACTACGAAAAACAGAATACATATAATGGGGTGGTCTATATTATCTATTAGCCATTCCATCTCATCTCCTCAATTTCTATCTCTATCCTAGGATTTAGGCTGTAAAATTTGCCTACATCATGCAAAGCTATCTGTCCATCATCTTTAAAGACAATCCCTGACATGCTGTCATACAGAGCCTTTTCATAGTTATCTATGTCAGGCTTTTTGTCTACTGGTATGACCTCATCAATGAGAGCTTGATGATATTTCTTGGCCTTAGAGAGATACTGAGGAGGCTTGATGTAAAATCTAAGCCGTGCCCTCAAAGCTCCCTCAAGGATATATTGACCTATGTACTAATTAGCAATGAGTAGCTGGCAACTATTGCGCCATGCTTTCATTTTAGGGTCATCATAAGCCCTCCCATAACGTGTGAACCGTGGCCTTGATTGTGGTTTAGGTTCAATGTTTAGCGTTAATTTCATTTAGCAGCTCCTAAAAAGGTAAGTCATCATCAGAGATACTGAATGGGTCAGGCTGACTGAATGGGTTGCTATTGCCTGTGTAGTTGTTGCTTGTTTGAGTTGGAGCCTGTTCCTGTTGTTTGTTACGGCTCTCTAGCAGAGCGACACTCTCAGCAACTACCTCAGTCACATATCTACGTTGGCCATCTTTTTCATAAGACCTAACCTGTAAGCGACCTGTGAGGCCAATAAGTGAGCCCTTACTACAATACTGAGCAATGATGTCAGCTATACCTCTCCACGCTTGGAAGTTAATAAAATCAGCCTCACGGTCTCCATTTTCATTTTTGAAATTACGATTTACTGCAAGCGTGCCCTGTAGCACTGACACATTATTAGGCGTTTTCTTTAACTCAGGAGGCGCTACAAGCCTCCCAATTAGCGTGACATTATTTATCATTTACTTTCCTCCCTGGATTTTCCAACCATTCAACCAGTTCATCATGATTGGTTTTGATATAGCGTTCAAATTCCTTAAATTGTAGGATAGCCCATCTTAATCTGTGCATACCCTCTCCAGCTTTTGAGCAAAAACCACAAACTTTGAATACAGGCTCAATCTCTATGTCTATAAACTGAGAAAAATTATCCACATTGTAACCTGTACCCATCTTTACACTCAAATCCAGGATAAACTCATCCCCTAAATCATGGATGATTTGCAATCTCTTTCCGTCTGAATAGATTAAAATGCTATCAGATACTTTTCTAATCTCCATGTTTACCACCCATTCTGCTCATTGAGCTCATCCTGTGTCAAAGGTTCGATACGTTGATAACCACTAACCTTGTAATTATACTTGACTACAAATCCTGCTTGTTCTAGTGTGGCCTTAAAACGGTCTTTATCAGCTGTGTCTACAAGATATACCTCAACTGTCATTTTTTGGGTATATCGTTTTAAGCTATTTTCAGCCCCTCTGAGCTCATTTGTCTTATTTTGGGATAAATCCCCACCGTCCAAGATTTCGCCTGTCTCTGGGTCAAATTTTGGGGTCTCTGTTGGTTTTGGCTGACTAGCTTGCTCAAGTTCTTGCCTTGCACGTTCAAGCTCTTGTTTTTCTCTCTGAAAAGCATAATCAGCCTTAATTTGTTCAAAGACCTCAGCAAGGGTCAAATCTCGTAACATACGGATATAAGGAGAGTCAGTCATCCCATACTCAGAACAGAGGTCTGAGATAGCTGATTTAGATTTCTCAAGCTCTTGCTGTTTCTGAAATTCAAATGTGACCATATCATCAAGGCTTTTCATGGTTGCTTTTTTAAGGGTCATCCCATCAGCCATAAAATCACTAGCTTTGATGTATTCTGTAGCTTTCTCATCAAAGACTCTAGGGTCTAGCATGTACTCAGCTGACTTGTTTGAGATGTAAGCCTTGACTGTGTCTAGTCTGACCATTTTTTGATGATTTTCAAATTCTTTGACATCTACATCAATCTTTTCAATGATTTCTTTTAATGGCTGGATAGCTTGCTTGATGTATTTATCAAACTCATCAGCAGGCTCAGATAGTAATTTCTTATTTCGGATACGTTCATCAGAGACTTGCTTGTCTAGTTTGCGTAAATTAGCAAGTACTTGCTTATCATCCTTAATAGTTGAGGCCGTGACCGTGTAATTTTGATATTTAGTCACTACCTCATTGATATTTTGCTCAAATTTCTCACGGTCAATGATTTCAACCTGAGCCTGTGTGATTTTAACTTGTAATTCTTGCATGTTGCTCCTCCTTTTATCTAAAATTCAAGTTCGTTGTCATCTAGTAACTCGCCCTGGATTGGTTCATGAGGTGCCTCAGTCTCCATCTCAGGCGCTACATAGCTTGTTTCTTGCTCTCTGTTGAATTGCTCAATCTGAGCCATTTTGCGTGCCACTACATCCTCACGGCTCTCTTGAGGTACTTGAGGGGTAATGTCTTTGATACGGTCAAATGTTTCCCCTCCGTCATCCTCTGTGTACATATTTCCTAAATCCTCAGGGAAAGCCTCTCTAAGAGCATTTACTAGAGCTGTCTTTCTAATCATAGTAGCTGGCATGCTGTTCCATGTGCTTTTTTTCTTGTCATATTCCTCACGGCTGACAAAGATTTCCACAGGTACCTTGAAATTTTTGCGATATACTCTAGCCCATCCACCGACAAGAGTATCACCAGGTAGCATGATTGCTCCTTTTCGTTCGTGCATGATACCCTCATCATCTACAGTGACCACTCCAGCCTCAAATCCCTCATAATTTGGATTTTGTGCTGCACGCTTTAAAAAGGCCTCTTTTGATACAATGAGACTAAATTCAGTCCCCCCTGTTTTTGTTTTGTATGCTACAATATAGACCTCATTGGCTAATGGGTTTAAATTGCGCCCTTTGATAAGAGACAAGGCTTGTCCTACTTGTTTTTCTGTCAATAGGTTTTGTGGGTCAAAGTAGCGTTTGATGTCTTGAAAAGTCCAAGCGCTAGTGTCTACTGAGATGTCACGCTTTGTTTGTGTTGTCATTTGATTATTTGTCATCTTCTCTTACCTCTATTATGTTTTAAATTCCAATTTTCACGCTCTAAGCGCTTATTTTTATTAACAAGGGCTACTATTTTATCTTGTTGCTCATCAATAATAGCGCCTAACTCGTAGCAAGTCCTAAGGTGTCTTTCTCTCCAATAGGCATTGTCCTCATAGTGCTCTCTATCCATAGGCTAACAATCTCCTACATAAATCCACTGACCAGCACTGAATACATAATCAGCAGGGTCAAGCTCATCCTGAGGCTCTGTAGGTTGTAAGTAGTCCCTGTCATAGTCAAAAGTCCCGAAAAGCCCTCTGTCCATCATTTGCCTCCATTGTTATAAATATCCTGAAAGACATTGATTAGTTTTTCCTGCTCGTAGATGATTTCAGAGCAGCTTTTAAGACCTTGAGCAAGTTTAATATTTTCAGTAGATAGCTCATTTAGTAAGTCGTTTTTCTGTCTGATTTCCTCTTTACATTTTCTAAGTTCGATTTGTAGAGTTCTTAAATCAACTAGATTGCTGTTTTCTTGCTTTAATTCCTGGATTGGCTCATCTGCCAAGATTTCATCTAGTCCAAAATAGTCTTTTAATTTATTCCACATTTTCTTACTCCTCATCATCACTTTCTGTCAAATTCTTCTCAATAGCCTCTTGTGGGCTCATTCCATCCAATACATCCTTGATGACATGTGAGACATCATGGATAGCTTTTAGTGGGAGTTCTAATTCATCATCTATTCCTAAGGCATTCACAGTAAGCAAGCCAAACATGGACAATTTATGTAAATCTTTTTGCAGCTGTTCGATACGTTCAATCTTTTCCTGTTGTTGTTTGATGAGTTTTTTACCAGTCATGATTTTATACTCTCTTTCTTTTATTTATTAGTAGTAGTAGTTTGTTGTAAGTTAGTATTTATTACTAAGTTAGTGCCGTAAGGCTTAGATTATTGTATAGTTAGTACTTGTTATATAGTTAGTACTTATTAGACGGCAGTTTTTAACATGGCAGTTTTTAACAT